CCTGCTTCCGCAACGGCGCAACTCGGACCTGCCTGCGAGAGTTTGAAAGCTCCGACCCCTTTTTGTCGAGAAGTGAGCGGATTCCTGTCTGGAGGCTCGCGAGGACAAAGGGGCTAATCGGGGCGGCTGCTGGCCGAGCAGGGACGGGGTCGTCCCCTCCTTCGCCCGTATCCCCGGGGGAACGTGGCAGCGCTATACGTGCGACCCCGTCCCAATTCTGGACGCGCAACTGTTAGCACCGCTCCAACGCTCGAGCAGGCTACAGGACCCAGTTCGTGTAGTCAACTAACAGTCAAACTGCTGCTAACTATAAGTTAGCGAAAAGACGCAGAATTTTACTCATGCAGGCCGCTCACGGGCGACCACTCGTCCAGATCACTCGCCCGACCAGCGTGATACTCTCCGGCGCAACCGTCAGCGCCCGATAGGCGGGATTGTCGCTGCGAATCGCGAGCTTTCCATCCGGCTCGCGCTGGATCCGCTTGATCGAGAGATCGCCTCCGTTGCGCAGCACGTAAATACCGTCCGACTTAAACCGCGTCTCGCGCAGATCCGCCAGAACCAGGTCCGCCTCGTCGATCGTGGGCGACATCGAATCGCCGACCACCTCAATCAGGGCGAGGTCCTTGGCTTCGGCGTTGAGCGTACGTTTCAGCCAATCCGCCCTGAAGTTGACGTAGTCCACGATTTGCGAACTCACCAGGTTTGACTTGCCGTCCATCTCGTGCAGCGAATGCAGCGGCATCGGCGCGAATTCCGATCGTGGCACCGCGCGGGGCTCTGGTCTGGCCTTCAGCGGCTCGCCCTTACCCGTCGCCAGCCATTCGACCGATACGCCCGCCGCCTTAGCGAGGTTCACCAGGCTGATCATGCCCGGCTTGCCGCGTCCGGTTACCCATTTGTAGATGGCGTTGTCCGAGACGCCAACGGCGCGGGCGAGATCAGCGACAGAACCGAACTGTTGCATGATCAGGCGCAGCCTGGTGCCAAATTCTTCATCTACTACAGTGGTTGACATATCTCTCCTACGGTGGAATATTATGTCGCCAGTAGGGCTTCGAAAAATGATTAAAAGCCCAATCCGTTATCGCCTTATCACTCCTTCCGCATCAAAGCGGGCCAACCGAAAACCTAACCACGTGGCAACCGGTGGTTCGACCCGATCGGCGGCATATGCGCCACGCGAACCGAAAGCTGGTGGAGACATGAACCGCGAGCGACGACTCATCTCTATCCCCGAGGTACAAGCTGCTGTCGCGCAAATGTTCCATCTGAGCCGCGCGCAATTGTTGTCGCGCAGCCGGCGGCAAAATATCGCACACGCGCGGCAGATCGCCATGTACCTGAGCCGCGAACTGACCGGCCGCGCCGGACAGCACGGCGACGCGGACAGCGCCGCGCGCGGACCCAGCGCTTCGTTTCCTCGCATCGGCATCGCGTTCGGCCGAGACCATTCGAGCGTGATTCATGCGTGCAACCGCGTCGCGCGCCGCCGGACGATCGACGCGGACTTCGCGAAGCTGCTCGATCGTCTCTCGCACTATGTGCGCGGCGCCCGCGATTCCGCTGGCTCGGCGCGGGAGGCGCTGTGATGGAGCCGCGCGAACGCGATCAGGATACTGCGAAAACCGCACCAACTCACGATAGTCATGAGCCGCAATCCATCCAACACGGCGCTGCCTCAGACTTCGCCGAGCCCCCCGACGATCGATCGTTCGCCAACGCCGAGCCGGCTCACGAGCGGCCCTCGATCCTGAACGGACTGACCGAGTTAATCGGCGAAGAGGCGGCCGACAAACTGCTCGAGAAGTTTGGCGGACGGCGGCTTTACGTGCCGCATCTGCCGCAACTGGGCGATGTGCTCACGGGCGCCATCGGAAAGGCGGCAGCGGAGCGGCTCTCCGAGCTCTTCGGCGGCGACCGCGTCGACGTGCCGAACCCCACGCCGCGCCGCACGCTCATCGTGCGATTGCGCGGCGCGGGCCTGAGTGTCGACGCGATCGCCGGCGTGGTCCACTGCACGCGGCGCCGCGTCTATCAGGTATTGGCCGAAGCCCGCGCTCCGCAAGTTGAGGACTGAACCTCTTTCCCTTTCCCCACCGGTTTTCGAAGCAGATTCGCGTGTAGCAAGCGCCGCCGCCGCTTGAATGGCAGCGGGGGCGGATTAGCTACTCGCGACGATTATTGACCGCGCGCGGACGGCGAAGCGCACCGGTTTGTCGTACCACTCGGCGGTTTCCGCTTCATTGGGCAGGATAGTGAAATATTTCACCCTGAGCAGCGATGTTGGGATGGAGTATGGTGCCGGACGTGAATACTGAGTACCCAGACTTTTCGCCTTCTTATCCTCCGGCCTTCCTGCGTGCGATGAACCGGCTGCTCAGAGACGAGGGTGGGTATTCGAAGTATTCCGACGATCCGGGCGGTGAGACGCATTTTGGAATATCTAAACGCGAATATCCGGATTTGGATATTGCGGGGCTGACGCGCGAAGAGGCGGCGAAGATTTACTACCGCGACTGGTGGATGCGTTATGGCTATTCGGATTTGCCCGGGCCGATTGGGGCGAAGCTGTTCGACCTGGCGGTGAATATCGGGCCCGAGCACGCCACGCGCTGCCTGCAAAGGGCGTTGCGGGCGTGCGGGCGTGCGCCCGCCGAGGACGGGATGCTGGGGCCGGAGACGCGCAAAGGCGCAGCGTCGGCGAATCAGATGGCGCTGATGGCGGCGCTGCGCGCGGAGGCGGCGGCCTATTACCGGGTGCTGGCGGCGGGCGCGCGCGGCGCCGCCGCGGAGAGCGATCGGAAGTTTATCGAGGGATGGCTCAACCGGGCCTACGAATAGAAATGGGCTCTGACGCAAGGAATTTCGAGCAGGAGGTACTGCCATGATTTACGTGAATATCGCGGGTTATATCGCAACCGCGCTGGGCGGCCTGGTGCTCGGCGCGATGTACGGACGGCGGGTGGCGGCCGACGCGGCCAGCCTGATGCATTCGATCCAGACGCGGCTGGCCGCGGTCGAACATGCGATGCGCGGGACGCACGACGCCGGCGCGCAGAATGCGGCCGCCACGGAGCATCATGCGAGCGCGATCGAGAAACTGGCGGGGGCGATCGAGAAGCACGCGGCGGCGGTCGACGACCATGGCGCGGCCACCGTGGCGGCCGCGGTCGAGAGCCGCTCGGGCGGAGCCGCGGCGGCGGCGAAGGACTGAAACCACTCATGTCAGCGCTCTTGATCAGCGGTTTGTGGAAGCCGATCGCGATTGCCGCGCTAATCGCAGCGCTGCTGGCCTATCGCGCCGTGCTGATTCATCAGCGCGACGCGGCGCGGGCACAGGCACAAGCGGCGCAAACCCAGGTGCTGGAACTCCAGGCGAGCAACGCGGCGCTGACGAGTTCGATCGCGCAACAGAATGCGGCGCTGGACGCCTTGCGCGCACGGGAGCAGGCAGCGCAGGCGGCGGCGGGCAGCCGCGAGGCCGCGTATGCGAAGAGCGGCGCGGAGGTGATGGCGGCGCAGGCCGCGCGCGCGAGCGCATTAAGCAAGGCCGCGGTGCCGGCGGACTGTATCGGCGCGATCCGATGGGGCAACGCGCAAGGACCCGGTCTGGGACGATGGTGAGGCGCCTCCTCCCGCTTCTCCTGGTCCTTTTTGCGGGCTGCGCGTCTGCCCCGCCATCAGGTCCGATCGCCGCGCCGGTAACGGTGAAAGTGCCGGTGTACGAGCCGGTTTACTGCGCTATCCCGGCGCTGGCCAAGCCTGCGCTGCCGATAGCTGAACTGCACGCGGACTCGGCGCCGGCCGACACGATTCGCGCCTATGCGGCGACGGTGGTGATGCTCAAGGGCGCGGTGAGCGAGCGCGACGCGGTAATCGCGGGATGCGGGAAGCCGCAGGCCGCGAGCGGCGGCAGTTCGGCGAATCCGGGGCGCGAGCAAGGGCGAAACGCAGAGCAATGAGGTTTCAAGTGAGTAGTCGACCATGAAATGGCTGCAAGATGCGCTCACGGGAAAGGACAATCTTACGTACGACGCGGCGCGATTAATCGGAGTGGTGGGAGCGGCCGCGTACGTAGTGTTCTGGTGCGCGGCGGTCTTCAACTTCGGCCATTTCGGAGCCTCCGACGCGGCGGCGTACGGAGCGGGGCTCGCCGCGGTTCTGCTGGCGATGTCGGGGGCGGTGAAGCTGAAAGAGAGCGCCGAACCGGCGGCGCGGAGCGATGGGCAATGATGTTTGAAGTATTCAGGCAACCCTCACCTGACGCTCGCGTTGCTCGCGCCACCCTCCCCCTGGTCAGGGGGAGGGATTTAGGAACGAGCAGGATACAGCAGGACTTGCTCACGCCAAATACGGGGCGCGACGCCAGCAGGCTAATGAGTAGTGCACCTGGGCGGACGCAGGCTCGTTCGTATCGCGCCGGAGTGACGGGAGGCGAAATGCAGTGGCTACTGCCCTCTCCCTTGATCCCTCCCCCTGGACAGGGGGAGGGGCACAGAAAAGGGCAGGAAGAAGGTGGAATAGGTGGGGCGCCACGAAGAGCCGGGGGAACAATGCTCGAGTCCGTTTCGGCGCAAAGCGCCGCGGGCCGGAGCGTGTCATGAGCTGGGATGCGATTGCGACCTTCGCGATGGCCTTCGTCACGCTGGTGGGGCTCAACCTGGGAGCGATCCGCTGGGTACTGAGCACGCAGGCGAAGGAGCTGCACGGGCAGCTCGCGACGATCAAGCGGGAGGGCACGGAGTTTTCGCACGGGGTCGAGCGCGAACTGTTGAAGCTGAAGGCGGACCTGCCGGTCGAGTACGTGCGGCGCGAGGACTGGATCCGCTTCAGCAACACGCTCGAGGCGAAGCTGGACGCGCTGCGGGGGGAGCTGAGGGCTGAGATCCTGGCGCTGCGCGAACGGCTCTACGATCGCGGGCAGTCATCGGAAGAAGAGACCACGATATGAATGGCGTTGATTTGGAACAGAAGCAGCGCGAGGAAGCGCGCTGGCGGACACTGCGGGTGCTCGATGCGGGGCGGCCGATCGCAGTGTCGGAGAATATCGTGTGGCGCGTGCTCAACGACGTGCGGCTGACGCTGTCGCTGAGCGCGCTGCGGCGCGAACTGGATTACCTGCGCACGCTGGGCCTGCTCGAGATTGAGGGGCAGGAGACCGGCACCTGGTATGCGCGCCTGACTGCGAGCGGGGTGGACGTGGTCGAATACACGGTCAGCGCGCCGCCGGGGGTCGGGCGGCCGAGGAAATACTGGTGAGCTTCCCCACGGCGGCAGGCGGGACCGCGATGCGCAGCCTGACGGACCGAACCGTCTCGAGGCTGCCGCGCGAGGTGCGCGACGAACTCAACCGCCGGCTGACGGCGGGAAGCTTTGCGAATTACGGATCGCTCAGCGAGTGGCTGCGCAAGCGGGGCTACAACTTCAGCCTGAAATCGATCACCAAGTACGGTGACAAACTCGAGCGGCGGCTGGAAGCGGTGAAACTGGCGACCGCGCAGGCGCGGGCGGTGGTCGAAGCGACGGACGGGGACGATCTCAAGCTCAACGAAGGGCTGCTGCGGCTGGTGCAGCAGCATCTGTTCGCCGTGTTGATGGAGATCAACCCGGACCCGAAGCAGCAGAACCTGGCGACGATTGCACGCAGCGTGGCCGAGATGGGGCGCGCGTCGATCGCGCAAAAGAAGTACGTGGAGGAGCTGCGTAACACGGTCAAGGCGCGGCTGACGCTGGCGGCGCATCGGGTGGTCGACGTCGCGAAGGCGGAAGGGGGCGGGCTGACGCCGGCGGCGGAGGCGGAAATCCGGCGGACGCTGATGGAGGTTACGCTGTGAAGCGGTGGGTAGATCGTCGCTCGGCTGAGATGCCTGCGCGACGAAAAATGAGAATTACCCTCACCTGCCTCGCGCATACGCGCTCGGCACCCTCTCCCTGGTCAGGGCGAGGGATTACAAACCCAGACGCTTTTGGCAGCGACTCCCTGGTCAGGGAGAGGGAATTAAGAAAAGTCCGCTGCTTGCTCCGCGCGGCGACCGGGCTCCGTATTCTTGACGCAGCTCCATCGGGCTTCGTTTGGCAAAGCCGAGTGGGCGAGCCTGCGAGCCGGGTTACTATCAAAACTCACCCACTCGCTGCGTGCGGCGGCAAGTGCATCGGCGGTGGCTACTGCCCCCTCCCTTGGTCCCTCCCCCTGGACATGGGGAGGGGCAGAAAAGCGGACTCGCCTGCTCGCTCGGCGCGGCGGCTCCCTGGTCAGGGAGATGGATTTAATCGGAGTGGCCCGAGCGGCAGTGGCGAACAGCGCGCTGACGGCGGCGGGGGTTAGGGAGAAAGATCTAAAGACCTCGCGGAGGAACTGAGTATTCATGGCGCAGCCGAGTGAAATAGCCAAAGGCGCTCAAAATGTACTGCTGCCGTACCAGGTGCGGTGGCTGGCGGACCGCGCGGCGGTGAAGGTGGCGGAGAAATCGCGCCGGGTGGGACTGACCTGGGCGGAGGCTGCCGACAGCGCGCTCGTTGCGGCGGCGCGCGAAGGCATGGACACCTGGTACCTCGGCTACAACCGCGACATGGCGCTGGAATTCGTCGAGACGGCGGCGCTGTGGGCGCGGCAATTCAACAAGGCGGCGCGCGCGATCGAGCAGATCGCGATCGACGACGAGCAGCGCGATATCGTGGCCTACCGTATCCGCTTCAGCTCGGGCCACAAGATCGTCGCGCTGTCGTCGCGTCCCTCGAACCTGCGCGGCAAGCAGGGGCGCGCGGTGATCGACGAGGCGGCCTTCCACGACGATCTCAAGGGACTGCTGAAGGCGGCGCTGGCGTTCACGATGTGGGGCGGATGCGTGCGCGTGATTTCGACGCATAACGGCGCGGAAAATCCGTTTAACGAGCTGGTCAACGAT